CAGCCGCGTCCACCGAGAACGCGTAGTAGTCCCCACCCGTCTCGTCGACCACGTACGCGCCGTAGTCCTTCAACGCCTGCGCGACCTTCCGGGCCTGCGCCGTTTGCAGCGCGGACACGTCGAACGTGGGCGGCAGAGCGAGCAGCGCGCCCATCTTCAGCTTCGGATTCGTGCCGCCGTACCTCGTCGCCGACACCGGGTCGTCCTCAGTCACCGCCGGCCAGCGATGCGACTGCCCGACACCCGCGTAGAAGCAGTACTGGGCGCAGTCGATGTTCATTTTCAGGGCGTGCCGGATCGGGTCGCTGTTGACGAGCTCACCGGCGCGCAGAGTCCCGCCGACGGTGGACAGCCCGGATCCGCCGTGCGCCCCCAACCGACCGTCGTCCTGCGACAACGACACCTGGTACGCCTTGTCCAGATAGGCGAAATCGTCGTAGTGCGGCTGCGTCATCGCCCACGACGGGCTGCCCCCGGCCGCCAACGTGAGGGGCTGACCCTGCCACACACTGTCGCCGTCCTCACGCAGGAACGCGGCGCCGCCGTTCCACGACCCGTCCCACGCCATCCCAGGCGGCACCCGCACCTGCCCCAACGCGCCGTCATCCGCGGCCGTGAGCGTCTTCAACGGATCGGACGGGTTGAGGCCCAAGAACTCCTCGTCCGGCTGCGTACCGGCGCTGCCCGAGGCTTGCAGACCGGCCGGCGCGTACACGGCCTTCGACCCGACCGGCGTGTTCCAGATCGAGTCTCGAGTGAACGGCCACACGTACTTGCTGCGGGACGCGGGGAACGCCGCAGGGGTCGTCGGCGTAGGCGTAGGCGTCGGGGTCGGCGTCGGCGTGGGGGTTGGCGTGGGGGTTGGCGTCGGCGTGACCGTCGGGGTCGGCGTGGGGCTCGCGGTCGTGTTGGTGGCCTCCGTGCCAGAGTCGAGCACCGCGCCCGTATTAGCTGGACAGTCCACCGACGTGGACCCGTTCCAGCATCGGCCCGAACCCAGGAACTGCCAGTCATACGAGTTCTCGTGCAGCGTCAGCTTGATGACACCGAAGTCGACACCGTCCACGAACTGTGACCCCGCGTGGACCGGGGAGCCGGGGGCGTACAACTGGTTCCCGCCCGTCCCCACCACGATCTGGCGGATACCCGCAGCCGCCGCATTCCCAGCGCAGTCCATCTTCGCGAACCGCTCATAGTGATGCTCATGCCCGACCAGCAGCAGGTCCGCGCCAACCGCCTGCAGGTCCGCCCACAGCGGGCACGCGCTGGACGAATCCCCATGCACCGAACCGGACACGTACCGCGGGTGATGCGTGTACGCCAGGTAATGCATGCCCGGGTGCGCCGCCAGATCCGCGGCCAGCCACGTCTCCTGAGCGCTGCCGGCCGACGTGGACACCTCCGTGTTCAACGCGTACGCCCGCCACCCGTTCCCCACGTCCCACGCATACCACGCCTGCGCCGGGTCGTTGCCCTGCGTCACCGCGGACTGCCCGAAGTAGCCCAGGTACCCAGCGGGCGGGTTCGCGTGATACTCGTGGTTACCCGGCGCCGGACGGGTCTTCACCTTGAACGACCCCCACGTCGGGTCGTACTTCGTCGTGTAGTCCGACGCCGAACCGTCCGGGTACGCGTTGTCCCCCGCCGTGAACACATAGTTCGGGTTCCCGGCCCTGATCAGGTCACCGGTGGCCGTCGCGTTCAGCATGATGTCGCCGGAGTCCACGATGTCACCGGCGCCCATCAAGGTCACCGGGGTGTCCGCCGCCGACGCGAAACTCAGCGCAACAGCTGTCCCGCCGACCGCCAACACGACGGCGACAGTAAACACGAGCAGACGACGACGCATGAACATCCGATCAGCTCGACGACAGACGAACGTGGTGAGGGCGGGGCGACCGGTCAGCTATGCGGACGCCCCACCCAGAATGAGGGGAGGTTCAGCGAGTCGCGGCGCAGCGCACATCCGACGGGCTTGGCTGCCGGTCGATGACGATGTCCCGCCACCCAACCTGCTCCAACACCTGCCGCAAACGCCCCGGCTGGATGTTCGCATAGTGCTCCCCCGGATGCAGCGACGGTCCGCCGTCCACCCCGGAATGCACCGGGCGGCCGGGGGCCGCCGTGGTCGCAACGAACAGGCCACCCGGCGCGCATGCCTTGAACGCTGTCGCCACGATCGCCGGCCACACCGGCGTGTGCTCGAAAGTTTCACAGCACAACACGACGTCGTACTCCCGATCAGGGGTCCACGACGCGGCGTCCGCGACGACATCGACGTTCTCACCGGCCGCAATGTCGAGGACCCTGTAGGCGACAGCGTTGGGGAACAGGCCGCGCGGGCTGCCGTTGATGAACCTTCCCCCGAGGTCGAGCACCGTCACCTGGTCGTCCGTGGCGTAACGGGCCACCCACGCGTGCGCCTCGTTATGCATGGCTAGTAGATGAAGGCATCTAGCGTGTTGGTCACGTTCGTGTTGGCGGAGTAGGTCACCCGCAGATACCGGACCGGGATGTTCGCCGGGATGAGCTTGTGCACGGTGACGGCAGTCGTGATCGCGAATGTGGTCACGACCAGCGTCTGCGGAGACGCCGAATCGGCGTACTGGATGGGGAAAAAGGTCGTCCCGTCCGCAGACCCTTCGACCGCATAGGTGCATGTCGGGGTCGCGCCGATGGCAGTCGTCAGGCGCAGCAGAACGGGTCCGACCGAACCGCCCCGGTCGACGACGTTGGTCGATGCACCGTTGCCGACTTGGGCCGTAGAGAGATTGGCCGTGTTACTGACCGGTGCGCTGGAGCTGACTGGACTTGCATTGCCGCTCACCCCGACACTCGTCGTGCTGCCCGTTGCCACGATGGTTGGCAATGTCATCCCTTCTCGACGTCGATGTGCTCGGCGAGTCTTACCTCGAACAGCGCTCGGTCCGCCTCGGCGTGGGACTGGCCGAGCTCGTACACGTCATCCGTTTTAGCCTTCCCCCACGCGGGATGCATGTGCTCGACGATCGACCCGGGGGCCATCACCCAGGCGCCGCGCTGCTTCGCCACCGCGACTATCTCATCATCCACGTACCAGTGAGCATACGATTCGTGGGCGACGACCTTTGGGCCGTCCCACGAAGCGCCCTGCTCGTCCACGTACGAGCGGCGGATCAGCAGGTGCGTGGCGTGCTCCCCGCTAGTGACCCGCGGGTTCCCGAGGTCATTCGTGCCGACCACGTCGAAACCATCGCGGGCGGCGGCCTGCGCGTGATCCAGCCAACCGGAATGGAACCGCACATCATCACCGACAAGGAACAGCCACGGCTGGCTCGTGGTCTGATACCCGAGGTTCACCTTCTGTGCGAAGGTCCCAGCCCCATCCCACTCGGGGACAGCAGAAACGACGACTTGCGCCCCGGCTTGCTTCCACGCGTCGATCGTCTCCCGGTCCCCGGCGTCCGCGACCACGTACACATCCGCCAGCCCCGTGGATGCTCGCAGTGACGCCATGAACGGGGCCGCGTTCCGCGGGCGCCGCATCACCGGGACGATCACCGCGACCCGCTCCGTCGCCGGTGGGGCGGCTACAGCAGGAGCCATCTTCGACAGGGCGACCTCCGCAAAATAGTCGTCCTCGGCCAGCCACACCGTCTTCTCGTGCGTAGTCTTCACACCCGTGTGCACGTGCACCGGGATGTTCATCGCCCCCGCGCGGAGGCAGAACGACAGGTCCTCCGACACGACCTGACCCATCGTCGTGTTCGGCACCCGGTCGTACCAGACCGGCCCGTACTTCTCCTCCAACCGCTCGAACACGCTGCGATGAATCAAGATGCACGCCGAGCCGGTGCCGGCGCAGCGCACCACCGTGTCCCGCGGATAATCCCAGCGGACCGCGAACCCCATCTGCCCGTCGTCCAACTTGAGCCAGTCGAACACCGTCGGCGTGGCCCGGCACCGCCACCCGCCCATCCTGTCCGATGTCTCTTCCCGCTGCGAGAACGCCAGGCCCCCGACGATCGGCCGCTCCACCGGGTCGGCGGCCTCCAACAGCCGATCCACCGTGTCCGATGCGAACCCCATGTCCGTGTCCACCCAGAACAGCCACTCGGCACGGTGCTCCTCAAGGAACACCTTCACAGCCTTGTTCCGGGCGTCAACGAGCCCATCTGTGCCGTACTTCCACGCGATCCAGCCGCCCCGCATCACCCGGGCGTCATGCTCTATGTCCCAGCCGAGCATCTGGATGACCGAGTGGTGCCACGAGTAGGTGACGGTCTTGGAGTACACGTAGGCGACAGTTACCGCGTCCGGCTCGACCTCCGGCTCATCCGCGTCTGACAACTCCGCCTCGTCAGCCACGCTTGACGTTCCGCTTCTCCCCGGGCGCCGCTGTCACCTGCTCCACCGGCGGCTCAGACATCTCCACCGGCGGTTCCCCCGTCCACGACAAGCCGTACCGCGGGTCCGCCGCGAACACCCCCGGGTTCTGCCTCACCAGCGGGTCATCCACCGACCAATGCGTACCCTTCCCCACCAGCACCGACGAACCGTCCGACAACGTCAACATCGCCGTCGTCGTCGCAAACACAACATCCACGGCAGGTCACACACCAACCCCGAGCTCGCGCAAACGAGCCACGGTCTTCTTCGCGCCGTCCTTGTCGCCCACCCGCTCATACGTCTCCAGATCGGCGAGCAGCGAATGAACCGCCGGATCGGACGACTCGCCGGCCCGGCCCAGCGGGGCGGACGCCTTATGCTTCGACGCCGGCTCAGGCTCATGCTCAGACGAGGTCGTCTTCGATTCGGGCATGTTGGTCTCCCTCAGATGCGGAACGTCCGACGTCTTCACGGGGCCTCCTACACGACCAGGCGGGTTCGAAGCTCCGACTCGACAAGCGCTGGATAGTGCTCAACCACCCATGAGACGAGATCTTCCAGGCGTTGGCCTGCGGGCTGCGTCGTGACCCACAACTCAAGGTTCTCGGGACGATTATCAGTCTTGATGCCGTTCACGTGGTGAACGTTCTCAAATGGATACAAGGAACGCCCAAGGGTCTGCTCCATGACCAGGCGATGCTCCAGTTGGTACCTGCCGCCACCAGTCTTAATCCGCCGATAGCCGTTGTTGTCGATTGTGCCGCTCCCCTTGGGTGCGGTCATCGTCAACACTGGGCCTACCTCACCGGTTCGGCGCATCCGCTCGTAGTGGAGTTTGCAGAACCCGCCAGCACTCCCACGCACGACCCGTTCACATCCCTCTACGGAACAGAGATTCGATGGCTTGGGTTGTGCCATGCTCGGCCGCATTGGCGCAACCTGCCCGGGGTCACCGTGCTGCTTGAACCGGTAGTCGTGCATACCGCAGTAGCGGTTCACCTTATTCGGCCTATCGCAGCCATCCACTAGGCACATCTGGCTGGGCTCCCGACGACACCTCTCGACCGGGCCGGTCTCCCCATGTCGTCGCCAGTATGTGTAGTGACGGCTGCACCAGTCTCTTGCTGAGACTGGTGCCTCGCAGCCATCGACAGCGCAAGTAGCCTGATCCATGTCGGGCACCTTCCGAGAGGTGTTTGACAGAGGTCGGAGAGTTCACCCTCTCCGACCTCACCATTCTATCGAGTTTGCTACTACCCGTGCACGAGCAGGCGAAATGCCCCGGCATTTGCGACATCTGAGCCTATACGTGCATATGCGAACCACCCGCGCTGTCCAGTGGGCATGCCCACCCCGGTGCCCGCCGTCAACTGCGAGAACAGCGTCGGCACCAGCTCCACCGACATGCCCCCGTTGCGGGCGATCACGAAGTTGTTCCAGTCGCCGACGATCGCCTGCCCCTCAGCAGTGGTCGTCCACGTGGTCGTGTTCGGCATGTACGGCGACTCGTACACGGCCGAGTTGAACAACTGGTCGGCCCAGCCCTCGGGCAGGTTCACGGTGTAGCCGTGGAACACGTTCGCCGCGCCGATCTGCCGGATCGCGTTGTTCACGCCCACCGACATGAGCCACGCCGCGTTCCGCCGGAACCGCTGCGGCAGGGCCTGCCATAACTTGTACGGGTCAGGTGCGCCGATCGTGCCGGCAGTGGTGACCGTCACCCTCGAACCAGCGGTCGCCGAGATGGCGGTCAGGATGCCTTTCGGCTCGCCGGTGCCGGAGCCGCGGGTGAACTTGTCGACCAGCAGCTCGTCGTAGCCTTCCGCGAGCAGCGTCGACATCTCCGACGCGAACTGCGGGTAGTCCGAGCCGACCTCGATCGAGTAGGGGATGAACCCGCGGGCCATGTGCACCGACACGCTCGGCTGCGCCAGGGTCGGCGAGTTGTCCGTCGCCGGGGCGGCCTCCGTTTGGAACGCCCACGTCACACCAGCCGATGAGACGCCCTTCCACGTATTCGTGTTGATGGTGACCTGCCGGGCCAGGGTCAGGAACGGGTTCCCGCTGCCCTGCGCTGTCATGATGATCGACGGGTCGATGAACACGGGAATTCCGAACCCGCCTGCGGTGGTCGTGACCTCGCCCATCGCCCGGAACTCGGACCACGCCTGCATGGCGCGGGATTCTTCCTGGGTGAGGAACGGGTGCGGGTCCGTGACCAGCTTCATCCACGCGTTCCGATAGTCCTCGTTCTCGGTGACGAGGATGCGGCGGGCGAGGGTCGTGTCCCGGCGCAGCGACCGCGCGACATGATCCTTCTGGTCTGCGGTCAGGTGCATCGTCGACTCGCGGTCGTCGAGGACCCGCAGCGCGCGGTCCCGGGCCTCCGGGTTGTGAAGGCGACGCACATCGGAGTACGGGTCGTCGGGCTGCCCGCCCAGACGGCCATACTCGATCGACTTCGGTTGCCGGCGAAGCACCTCGTTGATGGCCCGGTGCTCCTCGTACATCTCCTCGGCCCGGTCATGCACGGCGAGGAGGTGCTGCAGCGCCTTCTTCTCCGCGTCGTCGAGTTGGCGAAGTTCACCGTTCTCGGTCTGGTGCAACTCGCGGATCTGCGCCTTGGTGACGGCGATGATGTTGGCGATCTCCTCCGGGGTCCTACCCCGAAGGTCTTCGAGCGAATACTGCCGCTCTTCCTTCTTGGTCTCTTCGGGCATTACAGCGCTCCTAGCGCGCGGAGGACACCCTGACGGATGTCATCGTCGAATGCGGTCTGTGACACGACGCCGTTGCCTGGCCCCGCGTCTTCGTGCTCACCGCCACCCGCGCTCCGCGCGCCGAGCCGCCCGGTGAAATCTGTTGGTCGCCGGCCGGCGGCGCGGCAGACGGCCTCGTAGGCGCCCGTGTCACGCTGCCGCAGCCGCTCATAGAACTCGTCGGTGGCGCTGCGCACACCGGCGGTCGCCTCAGGGTTCGCGGGGAACGTCACCGGACCGAACTCCATCGTCTTCGTCCGGGTGATCGTCCGCTCCGGGATACCCTTCGGGTTGCGATCCGACGTTCCCGGTTCGTCATCCCATGAGTCGGCGAGTACCCGCATCCGGAAACTGGCACCGTACACGCCGGCCTTCAAACCCGGAAGGAGGTCCCGGTTGTAGGCCGTGTCGAACAACGGCACCTCGTAGTAGGGACCAGTGTCGTCTTCACGCAGATCCTCGATCGGGCCGAGCACCTTGCTCCCGACACTCGCATCGTGACCGTGATCGAACAGGACCCGCATCGTGGCACGGTCCTCTGCGATGGTTTGCGTGAACGCGCCTGGCGCGACCCGCTCCAGGAAGTCACCCTCCCACAGCGAATGCACCTCGTACCACGTGTCGAACGTAGAGAAATGCCCGGCGAGGATGCCCAGGCTGTCGTCCTTGGCTGCCGCACGGAGTTCGGGGGCGACATTGAGCGCCCGCACCACGTCAATGTCGGGGGCGAACACAGAACCGGCCATCTTCGCCTCCTTGGCGTACAGCAGTTTCACCTGCGCCTGCGCATCACTCTTCGTGGCGTGGCAAGCGACCTTCTCACCGGTAGTGGTTTTGACGACAGCCCACGGTTTTCGCACCTGAACAGCCGTGACCTTTCATCACCGACCAGGGCACTACGACGCCTTCCCCGCAGGCAGCGCCGCCGGTTTCGACCCGTTCGGCAACGCAGACGCACCCGGTGGCTGCAACTGCACCGACACGAGCCCCGAATGACTCAGGAGAGACATGTTCTGCCCCATCACCGCGGCGATCGACGACTCCGGGGTGAACCCCTCCTTCACCAACCCACCAATCGTCAACGCCTTGATCGACTCGATCTCCGCGGCGTCCTTCGCGTCCTCCCGCAGCAACGGCATGTCCACCGTGTCGAACCACAACTCGGCGTCTTCCTCACCAGTGCGCGGGTTCCGGGGCCGCGTCAGGATCGACTCCAGCGACGCCGACACGTCCTGCAGCGACGGGTAGATCCACGAGTCCGCGAAGATGCGCCGCGCCATCCCAAAGTTACCCGCGTTCAGCGACGATCCCGCCAGACCCTCCGAAATGCCCAGCAGCGGGGCCGGCACCCGGCCGAGGAATGCGATCCGCGTCTCCCCGGCGCCCTGCGTCGCCTTGAAATCCAGCTGCCGCAGATCCGACCCAACCACCGTCGCATCCGCGCCAGCCGTCAAATACAGGGTCCGGTACGCGTTCGCCAAACCAGTGTGCCGGTCCTCCAGCATGTCCACATACTTCGTGAACTCCTCGATGCTCAACGCCGGGATGCCTTTGACCACCATGTTCGGCGTGTTGTGCGTCAAGATGAAATCATCAGTGACATACAAGTGATCTTCAGAGTCGATACCGATGCACTGCGCCGGCTTCCGGCCGACATGCTCAACCTTCTGGATATAGCGCCACCTGCCACCGCGCGGGTTCGGGTTGTAGACGACTGCCTTACGAGCAAGGCGACATGGCGTAATCCACTCCGGAAGCCGACTGAACGACACCCGCCACTGAACGCGCGCTCTAGCCGTCGCCAATCGATGCGCCCTAACCGACGCGATGCCGCCGAGACTTCCGACCAACTCGGCAACCTGCCGGGCCAGCCGCTCGCTGGTGCTATCAAACTGAACCGTGTTCGGCTGGGCGCGCTGAACGCTGCCGTCGGTGTCGACCAAGCCCTGGAGCAGCGCGACCCGCTGGGTAACAGATGCTCGGAGGTACACCTCGGGGATCGACTTCTCGTGCCCTGGGACATCCCATATGCCAAGCGCCTTGACCAGCCTGGTCAGGGGGTTGGTTCGGCTCTCCTGCCCCCGCGGAACGTCCGGCCGCTGGTAGTGCATCGAACAAAGACCGAACGCCCGGAATGGTCTGGTGCAACCATCTACCCGGCATGTCGTGCCAGCTCCAACGACTCCGCGGAAGTAGAACTCGGACCATCCACTCATGTTGCGGCGGACGATCGTCACGCCTTCCGGCAGTAGCGGGGACAGGGTGGCCTGCTGTTCGTCCACATCATCGCGGTGGGCAGACATGGATACCCCGCCGCTGCCCTTGCCATTACTGCGGAAGCTGCCGTCTCCGAGCAGCGACCCCAGCAGGTAGGGGTGAATCGGCAGGTCGCCTGGGTCGTCGAACTCCATGGGATCGGCCAGGGGCACCGACCACTTGCGGGGGCCGCTGTTGTAGCGGATCCCATTCGCTACGAGCTCGGCCAGCGTGGCTGTGCGAGTGACTCCGCGCTTGCGGTCGTAGGCGTTGGCGACCGTCCACAGATGGTCTGCGGTGCACTCGGTGGACCCGCCGCTGGAGAACGTGACCCGGTAGATGTCCTGGATGCCCTGCGGGTAGACGGCCAGGACCGTCTTGGGCTTTCCGTCAGACCCGAAGACCCTGTCTCCGGCCTTGATGGAACCCATCTCAACCCAACCGTCTGGTGTCAGCACACCAGCATCATATGGCTGGGGAGCCCCGTTGACGAAGAACTTGAACTTGTGCTGCGTCGCCGCCTGGTCACTCTGAATGTCCGCCAATGCCGCCGTCACCCACGACTGCCCCATCCCCGGGCACTCCGGGTCCGGGATCTGCGACCAGTGCGCGAACTCGCCCGGCAGCAACGTCCGGGGTGTGTTACGGGGCGACGCGAACCCGCCGTTCTGGTACACCAGCCCGAGCAGCTCCCCATCCAACGCGGTCGCCGCGTCCTCCGGCTCCTGCTCCGACCCGAACACCAGCCCGCACCAGTCGGGGCGCAACACCTGCAACCGATCCGGGCGCCGCGCCACATAAGAGTTCCCCGCCAAACCCGAATGCCACTCCATCGTCGACAACAGGTCACCCGTCGTCGCATGCGGCCACGGCCGTTCCAACAGCGACAACTCCCGGTTACCGAACGTCCGCCGCGGGGTCGCCGACGACGGCAGGTTCCGCCACGTACACCGGGCCTGCGACAACACCAACGCCCGCACCATCTGCGCCGCGAACGCTGGCGGACACGACCGCAACGCCGCCGCATACCCCGGCAGCGTTCCTGCGACCCGCTGGACCCGTTCCCCCGCCAACGTCTGATTCAAACCCAGCGGGTACGTGGTCCCGCCGTAGGAAAACTGCGACGGAATCAGATAGTCGGTGAGCCACTGGTCGACGCTGAACCGCTTCTCGACCTCACTGCGGCGGGCGATGCGACGGAGCAGACTTGCCACGCGGCGCCTCCCAGTCGATCAGCAACCCCGCCGCAAGGCACGCCACGCTGATCGGGAGCACCACCAGCGGTGGCCACACAAGCCACCCGAACACCGAAAGACCTACCAAGCCGACCATTACAAGGACAGCAGCCACGGTCACCGCGGTCACCGCCACACGCCGAAGAACGGTTGCGGCTCGACCACCAAACCATGCTCGATCGCGTGCGCACGCGCCTCATGCGCCAGGACAGCAGCCACAGCCGCGTCAATAAGCATCCCCTCGCCACGCTTCGCCATCTTCAGATAATGCGTGGCCAACGTCTCATCCTCACCCGGCCGCGGCTTCTTCCGCGCACCCTTGACGATCACCGTATTCCTCACGTGATCAGTCAGCACCGCAGACCCGTCAGACCCGTCATGGGTGATCTCGCCCGCCTCGAACGACGTCGTGAACCGCTCGATAGCCCTGTCCATCCGTTGTTCGACATTCGTCGGGAACTCCACGACCCGATCCGGCCACTGCGCCGACCAAGCGTCCAAATAATCCTGCCAACGGTACGGGTCAGCAAACATCACCGTCACTGAATACGCGTCAAACACGTCCCGCAGCACCCGATCCACATCAGCTGACGGGACCTTCCAGTCACGCCCGGCGTCCGCCGGCCGCTCCCACACCCGCATCGTGAACAGTCTCGCATCCGACATCCGGCTCGCGATCAGCGCCGTCGCATCGCGATACTTCGACCCGTCGAAGCCGAGTGCCACCGGCTCCCTCGGGGCCAGCGCCTCGCCCGGACGTGCCTGCCGATCCCACCGCTCCGGGTGCACGAACACCAAATCGCCAACCACGATCTCGTTCAGGAAGAACCGGCGCCGATCCGCCTCAAAATGCGCTTTCGACCGAACCTCGTGCATGATCCGGCCGCGGATGTTCACCCAGCCGCCGCGCTCCCGCGCGCTGTCCCCATACTGTCGCAACAGCTCCCGGTACAACGCCTCGTCGTCTTCAAGATCCTCGACCCGGTGCGGCTCCACCGTGTCAACCAGCACTCGCGGATTACGGGTCTGAGAGGTGATCTGCGCCTCAGAGTTCTCCGTCGGGTCCCACGCATTCGTGAGCTCTAACCAACGACCGTCCATGCCGGCGATGTTCCGCTTCACCGCACCCGCCAGCCGCCGATACAACGGCCCAGCCCACAGATGAGTCTCCGTCAAAGTCGCGAACGTCATCCGCTGACCCAAACGGGCGCGCGCCGACGCCGTCACCGGCTCGATCTCCCCACCATTCGGCAACTTGATCCGAGTCTCACCCGCATCGACCCCAGGCAAGTCAACCAGCGGCCCGCGGCGCACCATCTCCAACAGCGGCCGATACGTGTTGTCGGTCTGCTCCTCCGACGTCCCCAGACACGGCATGTACGGCGTCGGATACGGGGCGCCCACCGGCTGCCCGCCAGCATCCCAACCATCGAACCGGGCCGGGCCGAACGCCTCTGCTAACAGGATCGCGGCGCCGAACGGGTCCTTCCCATACTTCTGGCTTCTACGGAACTGCGCCCCGTAAAACCACAACAGCCCATCCGGGGCCAAATCGTCGTCGAACCCGATCCGGTAGTAGCGGAGAAGGAACCGCCACATCTCATCCGTCAACGTGAACGGCTCACCCTGCCGATACCCATCCGGGATGACGCAATGCGTCTCAATCCACTCACCGACGTCATAACCCAGAGTCGGATAAGCATTGTTCTCGTCAGGCCCGCGCCACGGCATCAGACCGCCTTGATACGGGACCTGACATCCGACGGGTCCTGCCGCTGCTCAGCCACCTCATCGGAGACGATCTCCCACAGCAGCATCCGCATCGCCTTCGGCGTCAACCCCAGACGATCCTCAAGCTGCCGCGCCTCAGCGAGCGCCTTCATCGGAGCATCCCGCTTCTCCGACTCCACCATCACCCGGCAGTACCGGGCAATCGTCCGCAGCCAGCCCAGTCGCTCCCACGCCACCGCCTGCGGTGTCACCCACAACTGCGCCCACGCCTTCCGCTCGGCCGCCGTCATCTGACCAGGCAGCGGCCACATCGGTACGTCACCCTTGCGACCCTCAGAAGGCAATTTGAGGAGGCCACCGGCCCGGACATTACGTCGGGCAGGATCGAACTTCGGTGCTGGACCCGGCACGACTCACCTCCAGTCCACGCGAACCCGTACGCGTCGCGAGACAGG